TGAAGCCACTCAGCAAGCGCCAATCGGAAGTGCTCGATATCATCGCGGCCATGACGCGCGAGAGCGGCTGCTCTCCCACCATCCGCGAGCTTGGCGAGCGACTCGGCCTGCGCTCGACCTGCACGGCGCAGCGTTATCTGGAGGTGCTTGAGCGGAAGGGCTATCTGCGCCGTCTGCCAGGGAAGGCGCGCCGGATCACTCTCCTGGGAGACTGGTCGAGCGCCAACACGGTTCATGTGATCGGCGGACAGATCAGCTCCTTTCGCGACCGGAACTATGTGAGGATCGAGGGCGCGAAGTATCGCAGCAAGGATGATGGCCACCTGATGGAGTTCGACTTGCTGCGCCGCCTGGGGATGGCTGATGAAGAGAATGGCAGGGTGTTCGCGGGCCGGCTGTGTTTCGAGTCGGATGCACCCTCCAGGGAGACCCCACATGAGTAGCCTGCCTGAAGACCTGGTAGACGGGTGGTCTGCTCCTCTGGTGATCCATTGCCAGAAGGCCACGGGCCTGGTGCTAATCGGTCAGGTGATCCTCGCCCTGCGCCATCCGAAGAACAATGGCGAGAGTGCGAAGGTGGCCTTCATCTTCGCTCGCGACTTGGCGCTTGGTCTGCTCAACGATCCGGCGCTTACCATCCCGCAGCAGCTTCGCGAGGAGTGGGAGCGAGAGCTTTTCGGCCTGGAGGTCCTCAAGCGATGAAGAGTTGGACTGGCCATTTCGAGAGCAAACCTGGCACCGTCTGTCCTGGCTTTGACCGCCTGCGCTATCTCGCCGCTTGTCCTCACGGCTGTGCCTATTGCTACCTCCAGGGGGCCTACTGGCGGGGCCGGCCCCGCGACATCACGGCGGCGGACCTGCCCGAGATGGAGCGCGCGGTCGAGCGGTGGCTGGCCGATCGCTGTCCCCGCTGCCGGGGGGTCGTGGCGCAGGGGGCCTACACCATGGGCCGGCTCACCTACCGTGCGTGCATTCGCTGCGGGCAGCCGGCCAAGGCGGACCTCTTTCCGCGGCGACTGCTGAACGCAGGAGAGTTGAGCGACTCCTTCGCGCCGGAGATCTGCATCACGGCCAGCCTGCGCCTGATCGAGCTGTTCCGCAGACAGCGCCGTCACACGCTGTTGCTGCTGACCAAGGCGCGGCCGACCGTCCTCTTCGAGATCGCCCCCACGCCCCAGGTGATCATCTCCTTCTCGTTCGGGCAGCAGACCTACCTCGGCCCCGAGGTCGCGCCAGGCGCGCCGGATGCAGCCTCGGTGCTGGAGAGCGCGGTGCGCCTGCAGCAGGCCGGCTGGCGGGTGCGGCTGCGGATCGATCCGCTCATCAACGAGACTGGCGTCTGGGAGATCATCACCGTGCTGAAGCCGGTTCTCACGCGTTGGGAGCGGATCACCCTGGGGACGCTGCGCTTCACCAGGTCGGGCTACCGGGCCGTCGCCCACGGCTCCCCGTTCCAGGCGGCGCTGGCGGCGCGTGTGGCGCTGGAAACGGGAGAGGCGGGCACACACCCATACCGGGTGCCACTGCCGCAGCGCGTGGGCTTGTACACGGATATGATCGCAAGGCTTCGAGAGATCAATGCCACCGATCTGATCGCGCTATGCAAAGAGACCCCCGAGGCCTGGCGGCAGACCTTTGGAATGCTGCCGGAAGTCATCCCATGCAATTGCACCCTCTGATTCCATGAGAGAGGTCCGCATCGGCAACTGCATAGACCTCCTGCGCGAGATGGACCCGGAATCGGTCCAGTGCCTGGTGACGTCTCCCCCTTATTGGGGCCTCCGTTCCTACGCGGGCCAGCAGGAGGTGATCTGGCCGACCGCTGGCAATGAAGACCCGGACTGTAACCACACCTGGGGGCCAGAGAATCCCCCGCTCAAGCCTCGCGCGGTTCCCGACTCGACGTCCCCTGGCTATGACGATTGCGCGGCCAAGCGATCCCCGACCGGGCGGTTCTGCCTGCGCTGCGGCGCCTGGCGCGGGGCCTTCGGATTGGAGCCCACGCCACAGCTCTACGTCGAGCATACCAGCCAAGTGCTGCGGGAGATCAGGCGGGTGCTGCGGCCCGATGGCCTGGTGTGGTGGAACATCGGTGACTGCTATGCAGGCAGCGGGGGCGCTCATGCCGAGCACCATGCCAACCCCGGGATCTCCAAATCCTGGCAGCGAGATGGAGTTCCTCATTGGGGCGAGCGCGGGGAACCAGGGCGCTACCTGGCACCCCGAGGCCTCAAGCAGAAGGACCTAGTGATGATCCCATTCCGGGTGGCCCTCGCCACGCAGGGCTTCGCGGTCGTATCAGCGGCCGAGATACTGTCGGCTGCAGACATGCTGGCCGAGGCCCGGGCCAAAGGCGACTGGCACCTGGTGGAGATGGTCGAGGGGCTGCTCCGGCGGTGGGCCTTTGCCTGCCTGATTGCGCCGGAGACCGAGTGGGTCCGATCGGTGGTCATCTGGGAGAAGCCAAACGCCATGCCGGAATCAGTGCGCGATCGGCCCACCGAGAGTCACGAATACATCCTTCTCCTCAGCAGATCAGAGCGTTACTTCTACGATGCAGACGCGGTGAGGGAGCCGCACCTCACCGCCGGGGATGGATCGGCCCATGCCTTCGGGCCTAAGGCCGATGCCACCCAGGGCAATGCGCACTCATTCCATCCCGCCAGCCGCAACCTGCGGAGCGTCTGGCGCTTCGCCACCATCCCCTACCCCGGCGCGCACTTCGCGGTCTTCCCGCCCGAGCTGCCTCGGCGCTGCATCCTGGCTGGGACGCCTCCGAAGGTGTGTGCGACCTGCGGCGCACCGTGGCAGCGCCTCACCCAGAGAGAGATCGACAACACCGGCTATCCTAACGGCCCGGGCGGAAACTATGTCGACAAGGGCCATCCGCCAGGGGGACAGGAGCGCGACGAGTCGGGCACGCTGGGGAAGGTGGCCCGCTATCGAGTGACTACCACCGGCTGGCATCCAGGTTGTCAGTGCTGGGGCATGCCGGAGACGATCACGGTGCCATGTCCAGACTGTGAGGGCACCGGTCGGAAATTCGTCTACCCACAGGCCGGGCCGAATACGGCCGAAAACAATGGGGAGCCCTGGCAGCACAACAATCCCCACCTGGCGCGGCTCCAGAAGCAACCCACTGACGATCTCTGCGCGACCTGCGATGGCTCGGGCGAGCAGACCATATCCCGCTGGCCAGATGAGATGCTCGCCCGGTGGCCGACACGGCCCGCCCTTGTGCTCGATCCGTTTGCCGGCAGCGGCACGACGCTCAGGGTGGCCGAAGACCTGGGCCGATGGTGGATCGGGTTCGACATCAGCGCGGAGTACAGATCGCAGATCGAGCGGCGGACCGCGCAGCGATCTCTAGCGGCCGCATTTGAGAACCCCGAATGAGGCGGCGGACATGATCACCCCAATGCTCCGGCCCAGGAGAAAACCCACCCACAAAGAGCGCATCCTCGATCTGCTCTCCGATGGGCAGTGGCACGACACGGTCGAGCTGCACGCCATCTGCTGGCGCTACGGCGCGCGGCTGTGGGACCTGCGGCAGGCCGGCTACCTGCTCGAGAAGCGCCAGACGGCGGACGCGCACATCGAGGAATGGCGACTGGTTGGCGCGCCGGCCGAGACGGCGGCCAGGATGGCAGCCACATCGCCGCCACCCGCCCCGGCCTCAGTCTCCTCGGAGCCGCACCAGAGGAGGCTGCTGTGAGGACAATGAGCAGGCGCTGTCCGCTTTGCGGCGGCGCGTTGAGAGAGGGAGAACCGGTGATGACCGCGGCAGGCCTGGCCGCAAACTTCGTTTCCAGCCTCTCCTCCCCTACCCCGCCGGTCATCCACTGAGGACCGCCATGAGAGCATTGGGAATCGACTTGGGCAATCCGGGAGGCCTGGCCGTACTGACCGACGAGGGGGGCCAGGGCATATGGCCCCTCGCTGTTGAGGAGATCAAGGCCGGCACCACCAACATCGAGCTGCAGCGGATCGTGCACCGGGTGTGCAAAGCGCATGCCGTCCAGGTGGTGGCGACGGAGAAGCCGGGCACCTGGGGACGCATCACGGTGGGCATGTCACAACGCGGCAAGCAGGACCTGGTGCGGGCAGTTTGCCAGGGGCTGAAGATACCACTCGTCGATTACCAACCGCAGCAGATCAAGAAGGCCGTCACCGACAACGGCCGCGCGAGCAAAGAACAAGTGGGGCGGTGCGTGCGCATGCTCGTCAGGATAGCAAGCACGCATGAGCATGTCCTCGATGCCTGCGCCATTGCCCTGGTGGCGCTCAACCGGGAGCGAGTGCGCCTCGCGCGGGCCAGCCAGCGGCGGCTCAACCTGCGGCGCACCCCGCAGAAGGCGAGGCGGCCGTGATGGCGGCCGCGCGCCGTGGAATGATCTTGATAGGGGCCGGACATGGCTTGGCGCGGGTTTGAGGCGCTGCCGCCCTACTTTGGGGGGAAGCGGAAGCTCTGTCCTCGCATCTTCCGGGAGATCGCGCGCCTGCGGCCCCGCGAGACCTGGCAAAGCCTCCGCTTGGTAGACCCGTTCCTGGGCGGCGGCAGCGTCAGCCTCTACGCAAAGGCGCAGGGATTCGGGGTGCTCTGCGGCGATATCGCGGAGCGGAGCTTCATCATCGGCAAGGCGCTGATCGAAAACGACTCGGTCCATCTGAGCCGAGAGGACATCCTGCGACTGTTCATGCCGGCCGAGAACGCTCGCCACGTCCTCGAGGAGACCTGGGTGCCAGATCAGTTGGCGGCCTCGGCGGCGCGCTTCCTCGACAATGCTTTCGCCATCGCCGATCAGTTCGCCGATCCCACCAAGCGCGCGCTGGCCTGGCTGCTGCTGGTGAAGTACATCTTCTGGCTCCGGCCCTATTCGAAGTTCTCCTCGCCGGGCGCGTTCAACCGGCCCTTCGCCGAAGGACGGTGGGATGATATCAAGGCCTCCTACAAGCAGGCCATCGCCGCCAACGCCTCCCCGGTGCTGCCGGCGCTGATCGCCCTGGCCCGCGGCATCAACCGCGCCGTATGCCAGGGAGCGCAGGCCTGCCGCGCAGTGAAGGGCGACGCAGTCGAGGCCATCCGCGCCGGCGAAGGCGCCGAGGTGCTCTACCTCGACCCGCCCTATGGCGGGACGCTGGCCTATGAGACTGAGTATCGCATCCTCGACCAGGTGTTCGGAGAGGCGATGGAGCCGAGCGCCTATTCCACCAGTGAGGGCCTGCGCCACTTCGGCAACTTACTGGCCGACTGCGGAACCTATCCGCTCTGGGTGATCTCCTATGGCAATGCGGTCGCCGACCTCGATGCCGTGCGCTCTGTCATCGAGCAGTTCCGACCGACGCGGGCTATCGAATTGCAGTATGTCCATCTGGGGGCGGTGGCCTCGAAAGAAAAGCGGGAGGAGAATCGCGAGTTCATCATCTTGGCGGGAGAAGGAGTAGAGCAGTGATCAGACACATTGATGACTTCCTCAACTATCTGGCCGCCGTCAAAGGCCTATCGGCAAAGACCGTGCGGTGCTACCACAGGGACCTCGAGCAACTGGCCGAGTTTCTGAAGCTCCGCGGGATCACCCGCGTCGAGGATGTGGGCCTCCAGGACCTGACCGCGTTCCTCGCCTGCGTTCGGGAGAGAGGCGGGGCGGTGGTGACGATGGCGCGCAAGCTCTCCGCGATCAGGGGCTTCTGGCGACACCTCTACCGCAGCGGGATTGTGACGCGAGACATCGCCGCGCTAACCGACAACCCCAAGCGCGAGAAGCGCCTGCCCAAGTTCCTGACCCATGACGAGATGATCCGGCTGCTCGCCGCGCCTGAGCCAGCATCTCTGCTGGGCCTGCGCGACAGGGCCGTGCTGGAGACCTTCTACTCCACCGGCCTGCGAGTAAGCGAACTGGTGGCCCTGGACCTCGATGATCTGCCTTCGGAGGACATCCTGCGCGTCCGCGGTAAGGGCGACAAGGAGCGGCTGGCGGTGCTGGGCGCCTCCGCTCGCGCGGCGGTGGACGCCTACTTGGAGCGGGGCCGGCCGGCGCTCCTGAACGGTATGGCCACCCAGGCCCTGTTCATCAGCGAGAGAGGCGGCCGCATCGCCGACCGCAGCATCCGCCGGATGGTGGTCAAGTATACCAGGCGGGCGGTCGGCCGGGCGCTCGGACCTCACGCGCTCCGGCACACCTTCGCCACGCACTTGCTGGACGGCGGGGCCGACCTGCGCTCGGTCCAGGAGATGCTGGGCCACTCGCAGCTCAGCACCACCCAGACCTACACCCATGTGAGCCGCGAGCACTTGATGTGGGTCTACCAGCGCGCCCACCCGAGGGCCAACCTGCCGGATGGGCGGCCTCACCTGCGGGTGATCGGCCAGCCTGATGGCCAAGCGCGCACCGCGAGGCAGTCCTGATCATGCCGATCCTGTTCCAGCCGCGTTTCGTGGAGCTGATTCGCCGCGGCGAGAAGACGGTCACGCGCCGGCGGTGGCAGCGGGCGCGCATGAAGCCAGGGCGGGTCTACCAGGCCAGGATGACGCGTCTTGGCCGCCCTTTTGCGCTGCTGCGCGTGGCCTCAGTTGTGTGGGAGCGCGAGCCGGGGGCGGCGCTGGACTCCTATCTGGCGGGGCTGCCGATGGTGGAGAGAGCCCACGTGCTGAACGAAGAGGCCGAGCGGGAAGGCTTCCCGTCATGGCAGCACTTCCTGCATGTCTGGAGCGAAATGCATGGCGCGCAGGCGATGGAGGAGCCGTGCTGGCGAGTCGAGTTCGCCGTTGAGGAGGTCTGCGGGTGAACTATCCTCTCACCATCGCCGTCGACTTCGACGGCACTATTTGCCGCTATGCGTTCCCTGACTGCGGGCCGCCGCGCACCGAGGTGATCGAGGCCCTACGCGCCCTCCGTGCAGAAGGCTGGAAGATCATCATCCACACGAGCCGTGTAAACTCCGATTGGCCAGAGCCGGGGCGCACCCAGAAGTGCGAGGCGATGGTCCTCTATCTGATCTCCCATGAGGTTCCCTTCGACGAGATCTGGGGCATCGCTTTCGAATGGGTCTCCACCTCCGAGGGAACCCAGGGATACATGTGGGGCTTCAAGCCGCACCTGACCGGCAAGCCGGTGGCGCATGTGTATCTCGATGATCGGGCGATGGAGCCCGAACCTCTGTATGCGCACTTCCATGCCATGAAGAGACATCTCTGCCGGCCCGATTCCTCGCGCCGGTCTGTCTTCGCCGCCGAGGCGCTCGCCCGGTTTGCCCGGGTGATTGCGAAACGGGCCAACGACGAGCATAAGGAGTACTGACCATGCCTAAGGCCGAGAAGCGACTGATCTTCGAGACCCGCTGCCAGCGCTGCCAAGAGCAGATCAGAGTGGGCTATGCCGACTATAGGATCGAGCATCGCCCCGACCTGGCCCCCGAGTGGGAAGAGGACAAGCGCGCCGTGGTGCTCGACATGGACTCCGAGTCGGATGTATACGCGATCTCAATCGCCGAAGTGAAGCTGCTGAGTCCGACCCAGGTGTGGCGGCCCATGGGCATAGAGCGAAATGCCGGCCATGTCTATCTCTGCAGACCTTGCGCCGCAGTCATCATCGAGCGCATCCAGGAGCGAGTCTTCCGAGAACTGCACCCGGCCGTTCCCATCCGATGCGTCGGCGAGGAAGAGATGAAGGAGGCACTGCGATGCCGGTGATGATCGCCAGAGAGCGCATCCACCCGAACGACTGGAATGTCAACGCCTTCGATCCGGCCAACTACCCGAAGCTGGTGGAGAGCATCCGAGAGAAGGGCATCCTGGAGCCACTCAAGGTCATGCCGGAGCCAGGCAATCCAGGCGACTTCCTGCTGGTCGACGGCTACCACCGGTGGCGGGCGGCCGGCGACCTCAACATCGAGGAGGTCCCATGCGAAGTGTGGGAGATCGACCTCGAGGAGGCCAAGGTCCGCGGCCTGCAGTTGAACTATCTGCGGGGCCAGCCGATCCCCAGGCGACTCGCCGAGCTGGTACATGATCTCAACAGCACCTATGCCGTAGATGACCTGGCGAGGATGCTGCCCTGGTCCGCGAGCGAGCTAGTCGACTCCCTGGAACTGCTGAAGTTCCCGCCCGATCTCGAGGCTGCGCTGGACGAGCAGGCCGCCCAGGGTGTAGGCGAGGCTCCGATTCCGGTGACCATCGTTCTCCTCGGCAAGGAGCATCCTCAGTTCGAGCGAGCGATGGCGAAGGCGAAGGAGGAGCTAGGCCGTGGCGCTCGCCGCGGCCAATGCTTGATCGAGATCTGCCGGGCCTACCTGGGAGGGGATGCCTGATGGTTCATCTTGCATGTTCCTGCGGCCAGATCATCATCACCCAGGCGAATGGGCGGATCACGCGCTGCCCGAAATGCGGGACTGGCACCAGCCTATCGCTAGAGTGCCGCCGATGGGTGTGGAATGAAGAGGACCGGATGTGGGAGCCGGCCGAGACGCTCTGCACTGACTGCGGGGCGGCCTTGCTGGTCGGGCAAGCGGCCAGCCTGGACGGTGATGACGATCTCCCCCTATGCCCCGGCTGCAGAGCCAACCGTGGGGAGCCGTGGTATAATGCCGCGGCAGAGCGGTTCGCGCTCGGCCGCAATGGTGACACTCCAGCGCGAACACGTACGGACAGACGGCGAGGAACTCCAGCTACCGCCTGAGAGCCGCTGGACCTGTGACCCGGGCACCGAGTGAATCAAGGGGCAAACCAGGCAGGAAGCCGGGCGGGAAACGGATCGCTCTGCCTTGGTGATCTCGCCAAGAACAGGAAACCAAGGCTGGAAACATGTCGCCGCCCGAAGGGACAAACCAGAGCGCCCAGGTCAGCGCGGATCGGCGACTTACACAGGCGCTGAAACGCCAGCGGGCGCTGGAGATGCGCCTGGCGGGATCGAGCTATGACCAGATCGCCGAGGCGCTCGGCTATGCCAACCGGGGCGGCGCGCACAAGGCGGTCGACTCGGCGCTGCGGCGAGCGGCGAAGGGGCCGGCCGAACTCGTGCGAGAGCTGGAAGCGCAGCGCCTCGACTCATTGCAGATGCACTGGTGGGTCAAAGCGATCAGCGGCGATGTGCTCGCCTTCCGGGCCATCCTGCGCCTAATGGATCGCCGGGCCAAACTGCTCGGGCTCGATGCACCACAGAAGATCACGACGACCGTGGAGATGACCGATGAGCAGTATGCTAGAGCTTCCGAGCTTGAGCGACTGCGTGCAATTGTCGCAGTCCTTGAGCGGGCCAGACCGGCAGGAGTTGGAGGCGCTGCTGAACGCGCAGAGACAGGCGCAGCAGGGGGAGCTGAGTGACCGGGCCTGGATCGAGAGCAACCTGTGGATCAGGGACAAGCATCGGCGAGTGGTGCGCCTGGTGCTCAACCAGGTCCAGCGGGACTATGACCAGTATCGGACCGCCCGCGATATCATCCTGAAGGCCCGGCAGGAGGGGTTCACCACCTTCATCGAGGCGCTCTTCTTCTGCGACTGCATCCGCCGAGAGAACACCGTCTCGGTGCTCGTCGCCCACGATCTTGACTCGGCCCAGAAGATCTTCGAGATCGGGAAGCTCTACTGGCAGATGCTTCCTGCCATCGAGAAGCTCCGCGTGGGCGAGCCATCCCGCGAGAACAAGCGGGAGTTCATCTGGCCAAATGGGTCGCGGCTCTACTGCGGCACGGCCGAGAGCGGCCGCTTCGGCCACGGCCTCACGATTCACAACCTGCACTGCAGCGAGGTCTCGCGGTGGACCAACCCGAAGGAGGCGCTCATCGCCTTGCTCGGGGCGGTGCCGGCCGACGGGCGGATCGTGCTGGAATCGACGGCCAACGGGATCGGCAACGAGTTCCACCGCATGTGGCTGGAGACCAGGAATCCGGGCAGCCGATTCACGGGGCACTTCTACACCTGGTTCGAGCACCCTGAGTACAGCGCGACAGCGCCGACCGATATGTCTCCGCTTGCCGCCGATGAGCAGGCCCTGGTGCAGCGGTATCATCTCACGCTCGGGCAAATCCAGTGGCGGCGGCAGATGCAGCATGACCTGCGGGATCGTTTCAGGGAGCAGTATCCCGAGGATGACATGTCTTGCTTCCTGGCGAGCACGCGCGCCGTCTTCGATCTGGAGGCGCTGAGCCGGATGGCCGCTCGCATCGCCGGGGAGCCGAAGCCCGAGTCGATCACCTCCCTGCGTACCTCGGGCGACCAGTCGCTCTCGCTGCCGCCGGCTCATCTGCTGGTGTGGAAGCGGCCCCAGCCGCAGGCCGTTTACGTCATCGGAGCCGATATCGGAGAGGGCCTGCCGGATGGGGATGCCTCCTGCGCGGTGGTGATCGAGCACCGCTCGGGCGAGCAGGTGGCGGAATTGCACGGCCGGGTCCCTCCTGACCGCTTTGGGCTACTGCTCGATGCGCTAGGCCGGCGGTACAACCGGGCGCTGCTGGCGGTGGAGCGCAATAACCACGGGCACTCGACTCTCAACACGCTGCGGAACTCCTGTCGTTACCCGCGGCTCTACTACCACATGCGGTATGACGCGCGGACAGGCACGCAGCCGATCCTCGGCTGGCCGACTGACCAGGCCACCAAGCCGATCCTGGTGGATGATCTGGCGGCGGCGATCTCCGAGGGCAGTATGGTGATCCACTCCGAGGGCCTGGTCGGCGAGTGCATGACCTTCGTGGCCAAGCCGACCGGCCAGGAGGCCGAAGAGGGGGCCTATGATGATCGGGTGATGGCGGCCGGCATCGCCTGGCAGGCGCGCAAGCGGGCGGTGGCGCGCTGGACCAGCCAGCGCCCCGAGGGGTTGTAGGTGGCCAACGACCCCGCATATCAGTCATGGGCCGATCTCTGCGAGGCCGTGTCGCGCGCAGCCGTTGGCGGGCACGGTCGTCTGGTGATAGAGATCGCCATGTCAGCGGGGCAACCTCGGGAAGCGCATGTCCTCACATGGGAGCCGAAATACCTACTCGGCCGATCGCAGCCGCCATTGACGGGAGCCTCACCCCTTCCTAGAATACAGCCAACCAAATAACGCGCCGGCGTTGACACGACGAGGCGACCCCAGAAACCGCGCAAGCGGCCGGGGCGCCTCTTTTGCATGGCGGGCATGGAGACGATCAATGGCGCTCGACCTCACAGTCTATCCTCCGACCGCGCACCAGGAACGCGTCCTGGGATATGCCCGGTTCGAGAAGCTCTTCCTGGGCCGGCACAAAGAGCTGTGGAACATCCAGCCGGGCAAGTATCAGCTGCGCCGCTACATCATCGCCAACTTCGCTGGCCTGATCTCCCGCCTGTCGGCCGACTTGCTCTTCGGCGAATACCCCGACTTCCTGGTCGCCGAGGAGGATGAACCTGCAGCCGAGGCGCTGGCCCAGATCGTCATTCAGAACAGCCTCGAGCTGATGTGCTATGAGTCTGCGCTGGCCAACTCATTCCGGGGCGACGCGGTGCTCAAGGTGCGGTGGGGGAAGCGCACTCCCCAATCGGAGCAACCAGAAGCGATCATCGAGGAGGTGCCGGCCGGCATCTACTTCCCTGAGATCGACGAGGATGACGTCCGCCGGGTGCTGCGGGTGACCCTGGCCTGGGTGAAGACTGACCCGACGAATCCGGGGATGCGCTATCTGCGCCTCGAGGAGCATGAGCCGGGCGTGATCCGCCACCGTCTGCTGCGATTCACCGGCGGTCGGGCCACCGAGCAGGTGCCGCTGGAGACATTCGAAGCCTATCGGGGCCTGCCCGAGGAGGAGGAGACCGGCCTCGATCACATCCCGATCTTCCATGTGCCGAACTTCCGCTATGGGTCGCGCTTCTGGGGAATCAGCGACTACGAAGGACTGGAGTCTCTCTTCGAGGCGCTCAACAACCGCTACTCGCAGATCGATGTGGTGCTGGATAAGCATGTGGCCCCGAAGATC